CCGAAACTTTCTCTCGCCCGGTGCCGGAGAAAGGCACTCAGAGTGAGGAAAATGCGCAGCGCAACTGCGACGCCGAGTTCACGCGCGACGACACCTACGCCGGCCCGCTGCGCTACGTCTGCGTCCGCGGGCAGCACGCGACCGGTGGCCACGAATGGGAGGCAGCCGAGCCGGCCGTGCGCGCCGACGTCGTGCACCCGCTCGTTCGTCCGGTCGTGTCACGGGACCTGCTCGACACTCCGGTACCGGACCTCGGCGCCGAGATCATGGCCGAGCTCTATGACCGCGCCAACGAGGCGCTGAGCGCCGGAGGCGAGACGCGAGCTTGCGCGTGGACTGTCGGTCGTCGGTGCCCCCGCTGGCGCCCTATCGGCAACCCATGTCAGGGCTGCAGCGATGAGTAACGAGATCGAGCATCTACGCGACCTCATGGACGAGCGCGACAAGCGTTACGAGCAGCGGTTCCAGGCGACTGAGAAGGAGACCGTCACGACCAAGGTGGACCTTCAGGCCCGGCTCGACATCCTGAACGAGCTCCGTGGGGGCGTGGCGACCACGTCTGAGCTGGACGCGCTGGAGAAGATCATTGACGCGCTGCGCACGCAGATCGTCGACATCCGTGAGCGCGCAGGCCGGTCGCGGTGCCGGTATGACTGCCGGTTGGGGAATCCTGATCGGTTTCATCATGGTCGCGGTAGCAATCGTCACAGTGGTACGGGGAGGGTGACATGGCGGACGATGAGATCACGCAGGCGGAGGCTGTACGCCGTGCCATCGTGCACGCCGAGCAGGCTGACGAGTTGATCGCACAGGGCCACGCCGGCGAGTCCAAAATCGAAATCGGGCTGGGCATCCTCTGGACGCGTATCGCCAGTCAGTTGCCGCTTGTGCCAGCGGAACAGTCTGTGGCGGTACACACGCCGGACGGTAAGCGGTGGCGTCCCGAGGACGTGCAGACCGAGTTCATCCCGCGCGTGGTCGAGCCGCTCGCGGTGCCGCTGTGCTACTGCGCTGGAGGCCTGCGCAGTGGGCACCTCCGCGGAGCTCTGTGCGAGTGAGCCACGCCAAGCCAGTCGATGAGCGCGCCGGTCACCGGGGCACGCCGGCCGTGCTCGACGGCGGGAGACTCGTCGCGCCGTCTTTACCGGAGTCCCTGCGCAAACTGCCCGCGGATCTGGTCGACCGGTGGCACGCGGTGTGGACGTCGCCGGTTGCCGCGGTCCTCGATCCCGTGTCCGACCTTGAGCCGATGGCCCGGTTGTTCTCGCTGTATCGGCGTGGCCGTCAGTTCGACGCCGCGTTTGATCGTCAGCTCGAATGGCTGGAGTCGGCGGACGGCGATGCCGTGTTCGACCCGCAGTTCGCCCGGGTGCTGCTCGCGATCGCGGCCGAGATCCGACAGCTTGAGCAGACCCTCGGCGTGACGCCCCGCGGCCGGCTCGTCATCGGCGCCGCAGTAGCCGCCGTCGGGAAAGCGACACAGGAAGTGGTCCACGATGATGCTGACGATTGAGGGCGGTGCCGTCACCCGGGGGTCGGGGTTGCGTGTGCACTCCCGACTCGCCGACTCGCCGCGGACGTTGTGCGGGTACGTCGTCGCTAGCGTGCTGAACGACGTACCCGTCTACCGGATCCCGTGCCCCAGGTGTGCGGCTTACCTTGCGAGGGTCGGATGACCGATGACGAGAAGTACGAGCAGCTCAAGCGTGAGATTGGATGGCACTGCACGGGATGGGATGTCCTGTCTGCCCTGCTCGTCATGCTGGTCTTGATCGTGTGGTTCGCATGATCATCGCCCGTCCGCTCACGCGCGACGAGCTGATCGAGAATGTCGACCCGGATTTCATGGCTGCGTTGATCTTCAAGATGAATGGGCCGCTCCCTCAGCGCAACCGGACCCTTGGCCCGTCATGGGTCCGGCATGTGCACGACAAGTGCGTGATGGGTGAGGGCGACCAGTACGGCAAGCGGGCACGCATGACGCCCGAGCAGCAAGCATTGTTCTGGAAGCTGGCCGAGCTGGAGGACGATGGCCGGTTCCGGTTCGACTTCGCGCTCATCACGATGGGGAAGGGCGCCGGTAAGTCTCCGATCCTGGCGTGGCTCGGCAACATCGAGATCTCCAGTGATTGCCGGATCTTCAAAGAATGGGCGCCGAACGGCAACCCGCGGGGCATGGCCCGGCCGTCTGCCGGCGTCATCAACATGGCGTCCTCGTACGACCAGGCAGACCTCGTGCTCGACGAGATGCGCGCCACGTTCGAGCACGAGGACGCGCCGCTCAAAGGCCAGGCGGACGCCCACAAGGGCGAGATCGTCATGAGGAGCCGCCGCGCCATGGCCCGGCGCATCCCGGCGACGCCACGAAAAGCGGACGGCGCCAAGACCCCGATGTTGCTTGTCGACGAGGTGCACGAACTGACGACCGAGAACCAGGAGCGCGCGGTCGACGTCGCCTCGGGTGGCACGGCGAAGCGCGAGAACGGTCTGACGTTGTGGGGCTCGACGGCGGGCAACGACTTGAACAGCCTGTTCGGCCGCAAGGTCGCGCAGGGCAAGCGGGGTGCGTTCGCGCACAACGAGCTGTTCGTCTGCATGGAGGCGCGGCCCGGTCTCGATCCGACCAGCGACAGCGATATCGGCGAGGGGATTCGTCAGGCGAACCCGCTGGCCAAGCGCGGTATCGCCAACGTGGCCAAGCTGGTCGCCAAGTTCAAGGGCATGCCGGCCATGCGTGCGAAGCGGTACTACTGGAACCAGTGGGTACCGAGCGACGAATCGTGGCTTCCGCAGGGCGCATGGGACGCCAACTTGATCACGCGCCGCGCACTGGACTGGGTCAGTGATCCGGACCTGCCGACGTGGGTCGGCGCCGACATGGCGCTGAAGCGGGACAGCGCGGCAGTGCTCAAGGTGCAGCGTCGCGAGGACGGCCTGTTCCAGGCGTCGGCCAAGGTGTGGCTACCGGATGGCGAGCTCATCGACCAAGACGGACCGGACGGACCGGACAATTACATTCGTTTGCTCAATGACACGCATAATGTGATCTGGGTAGCAGCCGATGAAGCGTGGTGGCCGACGTTGCCGACGCTGGAACGGGAGGGCATCCCGATCTTCCGGATGCCGCAACAGGGCCGGAACATGATCGTGGCCTACGCCCGGACGTACCGGGTGATCGTCGACGGCCTACTCCTGCACGATGGTGATCCGGCGTTTGCCGATCAGATTGCCAGCGCCGTCCCACACTCCAGCGACGGTGGCTGGCGGTTACGCAAGGGCAAGATGCGCCGGCGGATTGACTGCGCGCCGGCGCTGGCCGCGGCGATGTTCGCGACCGAACTGGAGCCGCGCGAGGTTGAGGCGCCGCTTCCCATGAGCGAGATCTTCTAGGGGAGACAGATGAGAGGGCACACATACCGGACGAAGGTCCGGCAGGTCCGGCGTGGCCGGTGGCGCGTCACCGTGCCGGACCTGCAGGGACGGCCGTCGGTGACGGTCCGCAGTCTCGCCAACGCTCCGGCCCTGCTGATCGAGCAGGTCGCCAAGCACCTCGGCGTGCCGGCCGCTCAGATCGAGGTGGATGTGCAGCATCCGGTCAGGGTCCGGCGCCGGATCACGGCCAGTACCGTGCAGCTACTCAGCGCGTTACCGATTCTCAGTGGCGTTTACCTCGCCGCAGGTCTGGCGGCTACTCTGATCACAGGCGGTGTCGTTATGACGGCGCTGGCCGTGCTGCGTGAAAGCGGGAGGATCTAGATGGGTCTCGGGAAGCTACTCCCGCAGCACAGAGCCATTGGCACGGGTGGCACCCGGTATGAGGCGTACGACATCACCAGTGGCGCGCACCTCGATACCTACAAGATCTTTGGTGATCTCGCGCCCGACTGGCCGGCCAGCTCATACAAGAACGGGATGAGCATTCCGGGTGCGTGGCGTGCCTCGTTGCTGATTTCCGGTCTGCTTGCAGGGATGCCCTGGAACGGGTTCCGTGCGCCGTCCGGTGACGATCCCTCGCCACGGCTCGTGACGCCCACGCCACCCCTGTTGCAACAGCCCGCGCCGCCTGACACCCGGTTCACCACCATGCGGTCGATGGGCCTCGACTACCTCTGGGAAGGCAACGCCATCGGGGTCTATGCCGCCCGCGGGCGGGATGGCTGGCCGACCGCGATCGTCCCCGTGCCGGCCGCGTTCGTCGGTGTGCGCCGGATCGACGAACGCGACTACGGACTGCCAGTCGGAGAGATTGAGTACTCCATCGGCTCGTTGCGCTTCTCGCCGGCCGAGGTGCTGCACATCAAGGGCCCGTGCGAGCCGGGCGGGCTGCGCGGCCTTGGCATCCTGGAAGCGCACATGAAGACCCTGCGGGGCGCCGACGACCTGAGCGCCGAGGCGCACTCGGTCAAGGGTGTCCCGACCGGTTATCTGAAGGCGACCAATCCGGACCTCAATCAGGCGGGCGCCGATGCGTTGAAGACCAAGTGGCTTCAGTCGCAGGCCGTTCGTACGGTAGCGGTACTGAATGCGACCACTGAATTCGTGCCGCTGGCGTGGAATCCCGAGCAGGCGCAATTGATCGAGGCACGAAAGTTCTCGCTTACCGACATGGAGAACATTTTTGGCCTGCCGGTCGGGTGGCTCGGCGGGGCGTCCGGTAGCCGGACGTACAAGAACATCGAGCAAGACGCAATCAACTTGATCAAGTTCTCGATGAACGATCATTTCACCGCGTTTAAGGAAGCGCTGTCGCAGGCGTTCCCTCGTGGCGTGACGATTGAACCGGACCTCGATGCGTTGCTCGCCAGCGACACGCTCAACCGGTACAACGCCTACAACATCGCGACCGGCGGTAAGCCGTGGCTGTTGCCGAGCGAGGTCCGAGCAACCGAACGGCGCCGAGCTATCGAGGGCATCGACGACGCGCCCGCGCCTGCGTCCACGCCGGCCGCACCGGTGGTGCCGGACGACGATGATCCCGAGACGGAAGGAACTGAGCAGTGACCGACCTCATTACCCGGACGTTCGACGCTGACCTGTCGCTGCGGTCCTCCGCGGCCGGCGGGGACGGCCGGACGATCTTCGGTATCGCGGTACCGTATGACGCTCCGCAGTACATCCATGACGGGCTCACCGAGGAGTTCGCCCGCGGCGCCTTTGATCACCAGCTGCGAGCAGCCAACCGGATCCGGCTCTCACGCGAACACGTGCAGCTTGGCGGCACCATGATCGGTGCGGTCCGTAAGCTGGAGGATCGTCCGGAGGGTTTGTACTTTGAGGCCCGGGTCAGTGACATCGTTG